CTTACACCTTTGAACAGTGTCGCTATAATGTTGGTATATATCTTGATTATTATAAGTATAAAACTCGTTACTTAAACTAAAACCAAATGTAGGTTTATAAGTGTAAAATGATACCCAACCTTTAGAAGCTTCGTCATATGATAATGTAGCATATGTATCTTTAGTTGAAGACGTGGAACCATCTGCAGAACCATATTCAAATAAATATGTTGAAGCATCTGTTTCGTTTTGTAATGATACTACGTATTTGTTTTTTTGCTCGTCATACATACCATATATACGTTTTGTATTAGGTAAGTTATCTCTAAAAAAACCACGCATACCAGCATCAGATATAGGTGTTAAACCATCTTGTGATAACCTCATTATAGTACCTCTGTTTTTATCAGCAAAATATTTTCTACCACCGTATACTGCAAAGCTTTCAGGATTTTTACATATACCGTATTTACCACCAAAAGATCCTATTTGACCTATAACTACTTTTGATGAAGTTGTTAATGGTTGTCCCTCAGCTGTAAATATAGCGTCTTTATCTATTAATGCTCTACTAACTTTGTTTTCTTGAAATATAATTAAGTTTGTATCTTCAGCATATAACTTTTGTATACTACCATTTTGTATATCAACAGCTTTTGTTATGCTTTCACCAATAGAAAACTGATTTGTTTCGTTTACTTGTGTTTTAGCATTAAATATACCAGAGTGTATTAAAGCGTTTGTTCTAATTCTTGAAGCGTAATTATCGTCAACAATGTGAGCTTTAACGCCATAATCTGTAGATATACCATTATACTCACCTTTTATCCTTGACTCTTCAATATGAAAAATACCAGGCTTATTTACTGAAGATGTACCTCCACCTGCTAGTATAAATGTATTAAAGTATGAAACTTCTATTTGTTTTAAACCAGGTAGATCAATTAAGTTACCAGAACCTGGATCAAAATCATTTAAATCTTTTATTAAACCACTGGTTGACGACTCGTAAAAAATATCTAAATTAGATTTAATAGGATCTGTTTCTAAAACAGTTAAACCAGTTGATACAGCTATAGGTTTTTCTTCTATGTTTTGTATAATTAAATTTTGAATATTTCCAAGCGTAAAATCTAAATCATGAGATAATTTAATTTTTTGAAAATACTTTATTTCACCGTCAACAACTCTAGATTTTGTTTCTACAGACTCTATTAATATTGGGTCATATAATCCCATCATTTGATCTCCATCAGTGTAAATACCGTTGTCTATTAATTTTTGCTTAGTGCCACTAGGAAAAATTCTTCTATCACACTGTATAGACATTCTAGTTCCAGCTTCATTAAATTCTATTTTTTCTACAATAGGTCTTCTAACTGTTGTTTCGTTACCATGTTCTACAGTAGTAGAAGTTGTAAAAGAAAAACCTGTTGATTCAAAATCTGAAACACTAATAATGCCATAATATTGAAAATCAGCAGCGGATTCTGGACTATCATCTTCATTAGAAGATCTATAATCAATAAATTGACCAACTTTAGCGTTTGTTACTCCAGTAGAAAAACTTGTTTCATCGGCAATAACACTTTTACCTTCCCAGTCATCTTGCTCGTCATTATCTATTCTAATTTTTTGAGCAAGTTTACCTAATCTTCTAGGTTGAATATTAACACCGTTAAATTGAGTATTAAATCCAGCTTCTGATATTTGTTGTCCAACTCTAATAAAAGGGTTTATAACATTACCATCTCCAACTAAAACATAAGAATTATCATCTTCGTTTGATTCAAAAATAGGAACAGTTATTTTATATAAAACCCTGTTGTTCTCACTATTGTTTAATGATTTAACTTGTGCTAACAAAGGATTACGTTTAGCCATAACAAAATCATGAACACGATCTTTATCTCTATCACCTTCAGTTAATATAGCTTGTTCTCTAGCAGTACCAACAGTCATAACCTCTATAGGATCTTGATCTTGACCCATTACAGATAAATTATCTCCTTCAACAGAAGATTTTACAACTTTAGGAAACAACTTAACATCTGATCCAGCAACACCCTCTGTTACATTACTTACTTCTGTTACATCTCTAGGTACTTTATTTATATTATCACCATATAGACTTATCCAAGAAAAACCTAAAACATCATCATGACTATTAGATTCATTATTCCAGTGATCAGCTGGGTGATTAGTATACACATTATAATACTCTTGTTCTTGTTGTTTTACAACTATCTTGTAAGAATACCAGCCATAAGGGTTGTATTTATCACTATCTATATCTCCGTTATAAACTTCGTTAGAAGGTATAATTCTGTTTTGATTAAACTTTATAGAAAGAGCTTGACCTATAGCCACTTGGTTAATAGACCAGCTATAAAACTTGTTACCAGTACCAGCTTCAGTGTATAATTCAGATAAATCACTTGTTTTATAATCTACTTTTATAGTATCTATTTCTTCAGGAATAACTACATTAGGATCAAGATCTTGTTGGCTAGCTGTTGATAATATAACAGGTGATTGTCTACCAAATTTATCAGCTAATATAATACCAACTTGATATTCTCTTGCTTGTTTTATAGAGTGGTTTTTATAAACATTGTTATTGTTTTCTTTTCTTACATAACCACTAGGAGTGAATAAAGATCTACCATATTCTACATCTCCTTTACTACCTATTCTTATTACATAATTTATACCTGTTTTACCACTATCGTCTTTTGGCAAATCATAGTTTTCTGTAAAATTACCGTATATAATTCTGTTACCAGATATTTCCTGCGCTTGTGCTCTTAATGGTACTTGATCAAATACTCTTGTAATTTGTTTATCTTCTAGTATTTTGTAAGGTTGCTCTGATCTGTAAGTATGTTTATAAACTTTTCTATAATAAACATCAGTGCCATTAGGTGATAAGCTATAGTTTTCAACGTTATTTGTAAAGTCTTGCAAAGTACCACCTCTTTCATCTACTACATCTATTTCTTTAATAACTTTTACAACGTCTTGGTCAGATTCTTTTATTAAAATTTCTATTTTAGATATACGTAGCTCGTTATCCCAGTTTGCACCAGCATCTGTTTGCGCGTCTTCACTAGGTAAAGGTACTCTAATTTCTACTTTATTGTAGTGGTTTTTCATTACATCTACTATAGTTTTAGAATAAACATCTTGGTTATCTGTTTTTTCTCTGTCTGTAGTTAATACAGAGTCTATTAAACCATCATTTAAAGGTTTAAAAACTATTTGCGTAAACGGTGCTATAGTAGTATATTCACCATCTTCATATTTATATCTATATGAAAATCTAACAAATTTATCTTTTAAGTAATCAGACGTAACATCTTCGTCACGTGTTAATGTAACGCCATCAGCGGCTCCTGTTGAATCATGTAGTATTGGTGCTAAATAAGGAGCTACTTTAGCTACAGATATTTGCTTTTCATTTACATAATATCTAGAGTTAGCTATTGCTTTTGTTACGTTTATTTTTCTTGGTTGATTATAGTTGTCTGTCCAAAACAATAAATCATCTATTAAGTTAACGCCTGTAATTAAATGATCTTTACTAAAATTTAAAAAATGACCACTAACTAATATCTTGATACTAGTTTCAGAACCGTTTAAATCACCCATTATTATACGGCAAGTGTTAGTAGACTGTGCTCTAGACATATTTCTTATATCACCATCATCACCAGTAAAATTTGTAACAAACCAAAAAGCTCTTTTATTTAAAGTATCTGCAAAATAACCAATAGTTTCTATAGTAGAGTCTTCTCTTAAAAAATCACTACTTAAAATCTTAGCGTTACCTTGTATATTTTCTACAGCGCCTACATCAGAGTTTTCTGATTGTGTAATTAATATATTTTGTGCCTCGCGATATTCACCTTTTGGCACTAGCCTTTCATCAAGGTCTTTATTCATTTTACCTCTTAGAAAGCTATTTTGAATTTTTGGCATATATTAATTTTTTATATGTTTACTTTTCCCTTTCATTACTTGAGATATTTCCTCAAGATTTATTTTAGATAATCTTAACTTAGCATTTCTTAAAGCTGCTCTTCTTTCTTTTTTATACCTTTGAACTATATATTCTGGAATATTTCTTTTAGTTGCTAGAACATTGAAAGCTACGTGCTTGTATAAAGCTTCTTCAGCAAACTTATGCACTCTCATCTCAGCATCAGTACCTAAACTGTCTGATACATATTCTAAAACAATAACTTTACCAGATAAATCACTGCTAAAAGCAAAGCTACCTGTAGCTTCATCTATAGTAAAATAACCGTTTATTTGTTGATGTTCAGGTTCTAAACCATATCTTCTACCAAAGTTTTCATCTAAATGATTATCTTTACCTATAAAATAGTCACTCTCTCTATTTAAATTACCAGTTATATTATCCGTATCAAAATCTTGCCATCTTTCGTTAGTCAAAGGAGTTGTTTTTAACAATGTACCATCATTATTAAATAAATACTCGTAATTATTATCTTGAGCTGGTGCTTCTGTAGGATTTATAGTTAACCTAGTAGGGTATATAATTCTTTTTATACCGTCTGTACCTATGTATGATAGTTTAACATAGCTAACATAATCTTGAGGCATAGGCATCGTTAAAGAAGGACCAAGTTCTATTTCTTGTGATTTTATAGTTTTCAACACATCATAGCTAAACTCTTGTAAACCTCTTTTCGCGTGAAACAAAACATCAGATTTAGCGACGCTATTTATTAATTTACCGTTACCTACATAAGCAACCATAAAGCTATTTACCACGTCTGATAATGAAGAGTATCTGTAACCTCCAAACTCATGATCTATTAATTCAACTCTAAGAGAACCATCTGCATTTAATTCAGATAACTCATCAAAAGCTTGGTCGCCATCACCACCTGCTTCACCAGATGTTAATATTGTTAATACACCATCCGCTACAGTAAAATCAAATACTTCTCTATCAGTAAAATCAGTATTACCAGACTCAACATAAACTCTTATGTCAGATGCTACTAAATCACTACCATGCTCTGTTTGTATATTAGTTAATGAATATGTATAAGCAGGATAGTTTGAATCTATACCACTAATATAAAATAACTGACTACCAGTGTAATATGTTTCTTGTGTTCTATTGTCTAATAATCCCATTTATTATGAATTTTCTAGTTGTATTTTTTGTGTTGTTTCTGCTGTAGCACCTTGTATAACAGAAGGATCTTTTATAACTACCCCTGTATATCTTAGTATTTCTAACACTAAATCGACTTCGCTTGAAGGATGTAGTGTAAAATCTGTAGAACCAGTATCGTCATACGTTAAAGCTCCGTTAGCATCAACTGTTGAGTTCCAAACAGGATCACTAGGCACTGATACATAATCCATACGTACACTTGTAAAACTACTAGGATTAACTGTTATAGTACTACCTGTTATATAATATATTGGAAATGTTGTTGACGGCGCTGTCAACGGTGAAGATAATAAAAAGCTTAGTTTTGATTTTTCTACTCTTTCTATATTTGTTAGCATTGTTTTTTCTACAGATACATTTATAATATTATAAAATGTAGGTAAAGTTCCTACACCACCTGTAAGTGAAATAGTTTCTGCATTGTAAAAAGGATCTATACGATCTTGTATTTTTTTAGGTATATCAGCATAGCCATCACCAGTTCTACCAGCTGATTCTCTTAGTACAGCTCTGTTGTAGTCGTGAAAAGCTTTATCTAATAAATCAAGTTGAGCTTGAGAAGCTATTTTAGAAAACTCATCTGGTGTTAAAAAACCTCTGGATTCTTTATTTAGTATAGCTAATACTTTTCTATATACTCTATCTACTGATATTGCCATTTTTATATATTGTTATAATCACCGGCCCTAATTAAAGGGCCGTGATCATTAGTTGTTAGTTTATTCTTTTTTGAATTGATTTGTAAACTTCAACACCTTCATCTGTTTTTAACCACGCAGCGAAAGCTGAGTAAGGGTTTTCGTCAAAAGGTACTTCCATTAGTTTTCTATCAGTTGAGCCCCAAGTGAATCTTCTTTGGTCTTGTGATAATTTTATAACACCCATCTCATTAGCTTTAATAGCTAAGTTTCTAAGTATTACATTTTCATCATTTACAAGATCTAAGAATAACAATGGATTGTTTTTTGCAAATAGATATAAATCTCTTTTTAATTCTGCAGAACTCATTTTATCAACTGAAGAACCTTTTTCAACTCTTAATATTGCTTCAGCTTGATCAATATCAATTGAAACAGCTGTGTTTAAAGCTTCCATTTCAGTTTCTATACTTACAAGATCTTCTTTAGCTTCAGCTACTTGATCTTTTTCATAGTAAGCATATTCTTTTTTAGGGTGATACAAAGATAATAATTTTTGTAACGCTTGGTTTCTTTTTGAAACAAATAAACCTCCGTTTTCAAATATAATATGTTCTAGTATTGCATTATCATCTTGTTCATCAACAAATACAGACTCTTGATTACTAGCATATCTCATTTCTCTATTAATACCTTTTTCTTCGTCCCACCATAATAAAGGTTTTTTTCTTGTAGATTTAGATTGTAAAACATAAGTTAGAGGATTACCTCTACCTTTTAATAAATACATTCTGTCTTTAATTTCCCATTTAGGGCCTTGAGGTTCTACTACCTCAACCTTTTCTTTTTTAGCCTTTTTAGGCTTTTGAACTTTCGTTTCTTCCATAATATAATATAATTAAATAGTTAAAAATAAACCTAAAGGCGCCATAAAGACGCCTTTGGTTTAATATAATTCACTGTTATGAATCAAGTGTTATAGCACAAGCTGTAATATCAGAGTCAACGTAAACGCCGTTAACATCATCAGCTACTACAACAAAGCCTTTTGGGCTGAAGTTGTTTCCATTAATTGCCTCAGCAATTGATTTGAAAACTTTAAGTTCTTTATCAGCAGTACAAGTAACTGAAACACTATCGTGCTCAGTTCCAGTTCCACCACCAACAGAAGACTCAAACTTCATTAAGATCGTTGCATCAGATGCAATAGTCATACCTAACAGTCTTGAAGCTGGGTACATTGCTGCATCATCAGCCCCGTCAATAAAAATTAAATATTTTTCCATGTTTTAAGTTTTAAGTTTATAGTTTTTGGTTTATTATAAGGCGGCTTTTATACCGCCTTATTATTTTAATCTACTATGATTCTTTCAATAGAACAAAGTTATTAGCACCTTGTACTACTAAACATCTTTCAGATAAATAGTGTACTTCCATGATGTCATCTCCAATATAAGAAGCAGATCCAACAGAACCAGTAACCCAAGATTTCATTCTTCTGTCATCAGTTTGTGAAGCTCTATATCTTACATGTAAGAAAGGTCTTTTAATGTTTTTACCAAGTGATTGGTCATAAACACTAGAAGTACCAGCAGGAACTAAAATTCCAGAAATATCTCCGAAACCACCTCTACCAGCAGCATCGTTTAGGTATTTCCAGTCAGACTTATAGAAGTCATAAGAACCTCTTCTAAACCCAGAGAAACCTAAATTAAGTGCCATATCAGCACTGTTAGAAAATACTCCAAAAGAAGCACCACCTTGGTAGTTAGAGTTTAACCCAGCAACCATATCATCGATTGTAAGAGCTAATGATCTATTTACGTAAAGCATGTTTTCTTCAATTGCTCCTTGCTTATCAAGATTTTTAAGAACTAAATCGAAGTCAGCTAAAGAAGCTAAATCTTCAAAGATATTTCCTCTTGAAGTTACAGCAGCAAATAAACCTTCAGAACCATTAACGTTACTAACGTGGTCAGCAACACCAGAAGAAGCTTCAGTAAGCTCAGCTTCAATCATCATAGACTCTAGGTAATCTTCAAATCTCATTCTAGTTTCACCAGCAGATTTTAAGTACCAAGAATATCCTGAAGCACCACTTTCATCAGTAGTTTCAACCCAACCAATTTGAGCAGTATCAGAACCATCAATCTTAAAGTGATCTTTAATAATTAAAGGTCTGTTGTTATACTGAGTAAATTGAGGCTTAAGCTCACCTGACATAGAAGCAGAACCTTTAGCAAATTCAGAACCGTAAACGAATATGTTTACTTTATCAGCATCAGCAAAAGTAACTTCACCAGAGTTAAGTTCATCTTGAGTATAAGGTTTAAGTGTAAAAGTTTGACTACTTACAGCAGAAACGTAGCACTTAAGAGTTTTAAGTCCAGTTGCAGCATCAGTAATTAACGCTGTGTTACCTACTCTCATAGAGTTACTTAAAGCGCTTCCTAAAGTACAAAGACCAGAAGAAGCAGTAGTAACAACTACAGTTGAGTTAGCAGTAACGTCATCATTTCTATAAGCAATATGTAATCTGTTTTGCTCAGACCAAATTACTTGATCAGAACTCATAGGCATTTCAGCCCCTACCATTTGTAAAAATCCACTAATTGAACGATTTCCGTATCTTTCGATTTCTTGTTCGTACAATTCTGGTAGATATTGTTGCGCCCAACCAGCTGTAGTTGATGATGTAAAATCAATATAATTTTGATCACTTACAGTAGGAGAAGGCATAGGAGATAGAGAGTATGAACCCGCTAATCCTAAAGACGTATTAAATCCCATTTTGTTTTAATTTTAAGTTGTTATTTATTTCTAATTTTAAATTTCAAACCAGAACTATTATCACCATCTAACACTTTAAACTTTAAACCACCGGCATCAATAGAAGGTGCAGCTGTTTTTCTAGGAGACATATCAATGTTTTTAGCACTAATACTACTCTCTTTTATCGCATCTGCTTTACCTTGATCGTAGAAATGTTTAACAATTCTGTCGATATTTTTACCAGCATACAAAGCTTTGTGGTATCCTTTTGCATCTTGCATCATATTATTATCGTCAAGAAACTCTCTTACGAAATTACTTATGTCGCTTTGATAACTTTTAACATCTTGAACATTGTTTACGTTATATCTATAAGTTTTATCTCCAACATTAAAATCAAAACCTTTGAAGTTGTTGTTAAAAACATTATCAGTAGATTTTTGAAAACGCTCTAGCTGTTGTTTTTGAATCTCACTATTAGTAGTTTGTTCTTGTTTGTATTTATTGTAAAAGTCTACCGCCTCTTTCTGCTCGCTGGTCAACTTAGAACCCAACTTGACTTCTTTGTAATACTGATCCTTTAGGCCAGTAAGATGCTTTCGAGCTTTTACAATTTCTTCTTTGAAAGCCAATTTTTTCTTTTTTATATCTCTTGGCTCATCAATTTCCTCATCAAACTGAAAGTTATCTTCAATTAAGAAGTTTATTTCTTCCATGTTTAAATGTGGTTTAGTATTTTTATAGTACTCCATTAATAGAGCACTGTCATCTATGTCTGAATAATCAGCGTTTAATCTAGCGTAATCTTGCAAACTACCACCTGTATCTTCCATAAACTTAACTAGATCTTGTAAGTTTTCTGGAACTATAACTTGTGGTTCTTGTTTGACTTCAGGAGTAGGTTCCTCTACAACTAAATTTTCTTGTTGCTTTTCTTCTTCAGCTAATTGTTCTTGTGAAACTTCTTGAAGTATTACCTCTTCTTTTTCTTTAGCTTCTTCGGCAGGCTTTTCAGCTTGCTCTTCTTTGTTTTCTTCAGAAACTTCTTTGCCAGCGTCGGATTCGTCGCGTACAGAAACCTCATCTGTGCTTTGCTCTTGAACGGGCTCATTTTTCTTTTTTAATTTAATCTTAAAATCTCCGCCTTCTTCAACAACTCTGTGTTGAACTTTAGGCGCCTCTTGTTTTTGTTCCTCAACGTTTTGTTCAACAGCTACTTGTTCTGTTTTAACTTCTTGAAGAACTTCTTCTTGTTTTTCAGCGTTTGCCATAATAAAATATTATATAATTAGTAAATTACCTAGGTTCAAATTGTTCTAGGCCAAAACCTTCTAAATTATCAAATCCAGCAGATTCAAAGTTTTTAGGAGCTTTATCTTTTTTTCTTTGATCAATCAACTCGCTTTGTTGAGTTGCTTGTATCTTAGTTCTTTCGTCTTTACGATCTTCTTTTTGTTTTTCTCTTTCTTTTAAAACATTTGACTCAGCTTGTCTTAACTGTAAGTTCATGTTAAACTCTATTTCCATAAGCTCTTTTTTAAGTTGAGCTTCTCTTTCAAGTTTTTGCATTTCAAGTTGTGACTTAACTTGTAACATCTGAGATTCAGTTTGCGCTAATGCTTGTTGCTTTTGCATTTCAGCAGCAGCAGCTCTTTCAGAAGCAGCAGCGTTGGCTTGTGCTTGAGCTTGTATGTTTTGTTGAGCTATTTGTTGATCTAAAGCTTGTTTCTTTTTTCTTCTTATTTTAAGCAATTGATTAGCTAGTTTTATATTTCTAACTTCTCTAACATCAATAGCGTCTTCTAAATTTATACTGTTTTGCTGTAAAGCTACTTGTATATTGTTTTCTAATCTTTGCTTTTCTTCTTCATCAGGCGCTAGTTCTAAGAATATACCAAAATCATGTAAATGTAAGCTAGCCATTTCTTCTAACGTACCAACATTAAATTTACCTAATGATTTTATAAATGACTCTCTTGTTGGTGAATATTCTATAACGTCTGATATTCTCATAGCTATGCACTCTGCAGTAGACAATGTTATGTATAAACTAGACTGTAATAAATGTCTTGTAGCTGTATTACTATTAGCAGCTGCTAACTTTTGTATACCAACCAATGCGTTTTTATCTGGCATACTACCATCTCTAGCTTCATTTAAACCAGTTACATCACGCATCATTTGTAAATAGTAGTTGTAAGTTTGTATTAAACTTTGTATCTTACCACCTTTAGAACTAGTGTTTAATTCTTGAATAGGTCTATTACCTCTATTAACATCACCATCTTGTGTCATTGATCTACCTATAACAGAACCTGTTTGGAAAAACATATTTAATGCTTCCGCAGGATTATAATTAGTACCATTACCAAGATCTATTTCAGCTAAAGCATCTGCATCTAAATAAACACCATCTGGTACCATTTTAGACATTACTTGTTGAAGCTTTAAATGAGTTATTTGTATCATATCAGCAAAACCAGTTACTCGTCCTACTAATGATTCTATTCTACCTTCATACATTTTAGGAGCACATATACTATAGCTCATAACAGCTTTTGTTGTATCTGCCTTAGGTCTTATCATGTTCTTTTTTAATTCCCATTTAAGAATTTTATCGTAACCACTACCTAATATTTTAGCTCCTTCATATATAACTTCTATTACTCTTTCAACTTTTTCAAAGTCTTCGTTTTTAGGAGGATCAAAGCTACTATCTTTTTTAATAGCTCTACTACCACCTGTAGAAGTTTTCTTAACTTTATATACTTCACTCATATAAGTTTTATATTCAAAGTATAAAATACTTATAGAGTTATTTTCGTCGTTCTTTTTATTATAACTAGTTTTGTTTGAGTAAGAGCTACTACTAGTTATGTATTGTTCTAGTTCTTCATCTGTTATTTCAGGAAACTCTTTTTTAAGCTCATTAGCATAAACTTGTTTCACTTCACCAACATAGTATATATCATCAAAATAAGGTGAGTCAGTGTAAGAATAAACTAAATTAGCTGGATCTACATACTCGATTTTAATACCTTCTGATTTATTAAAAGAGTTTTTAACAGCACCAATACCTAATACAACTAGATCATTATTTACTCTTTTAGATAAATACTCATATTTGTTTTTATCAAAAATACTATTTATAGCTTCTTCTTCTGCTATTTCAATACTTTGTTTGTAATCAAGCTGCATGTGAAGTTCTAGCTCTTCACTAGTTCCAGGTAGCTTTGTTTGATCTGTCTTATACATATCAATACCAAACTGACTAGCTACTTGATCATTAAAACCTTTTGCTTGCATATCTGAAACTATATTACTAACGTAATCAGTTCTTTCTTTAATAGCAGCTGGATCTTGTGAATATGCTTTAATATCGTAAGATCTATCAGCCATGCCGTTAACAACTATATCTACAAACTTTGGTATAATTGGAACTGGTTTCCAGTCTAAATTAAGATATGACAAATCACCGTTAATAGATAATTCATCTTTATATTTTTTAATTGACTGTTCACCTCTTGAATATAGTCTCAATGAGTGAAAAGATTGTTTGTATGTATTATACCTGTTAGAGTTGTCATTTTTATTAAACCACTCGTGCTCTATAGCAGAACCTACTCTAGAGCCATATTCTAAGCTCATCTTCTCTACATCGCTAACAGCTTGACTAGGGAAATAGGTTTTGATACCTTTTTTAATCATCTTTATATTATTTGTGATCTTACACCTTTATTATCGTATCTTTTAATACCAAGATCTATTGATTTTATTTTTCTTTCTTGAGTTGGTTTATATAGGTTTTTATTACAAGCCATCAAAGCTAAACCAGAACTTATTGACGCATCAAATTTAGTTCTATTGTTTATATCAAATTTAGCCCAGTCTTCTAATGTTCTTTGAAAATACATATCACCATAACTATCACTCAATTGTCCTACGTAATTTTCAATATAACTTTCTATAGCAGCAGCGTGTGCTTGCTTAATATCTTCACTTGAATTAGGTATACCACCTATTTCTTTTTCTGTAACTGATAGTTTGTTATAAACTTTATCAGGCCTGTTCATAGAATATCCTCTGTAACCTCTACGCTTTAAATAGTATAATAATCTAGGTTTATTATTTTCACATAGTATTGGCATACCATAAAAAACTAAAGCCATCAAAACATCTTCAAAAAATATTTCAGCTGTTTGTGGTCTAGCTACATATTCTAAAAAAACTCTATTAGGTGGTGCGTTTTCCATACTAAACTTAGTAACACCGTGTAAAGCACCGTTGGAACCTAATCTA